AGCGACGTGACGAACCAGACCGAGGTCTTGGACACGTATCTCGGCGGTTATTCGCCGTTCGGCTTCGGCGCCGATCTCGTTTCGAAGGTCGTGCCCGTCAAGAAGATCAAGGGCCAGCGCCGCGACTTCTCGAAGGAGAACGCCTTCGAGCGCGTCGACACCAAAGCGGGCCGCAACGGCGCGATCAGCGAGATCGATCACACGAGCGCGCTGACTTCGTACGCCTGCCAGGAGTACGCGCTCGCGACATACATCCCGTATCTCACCGAGACCGATGCCGAGGAGCACTACAACGTGCGCCAGGTCGCGGGCGAAGTGATCATGAACAAGCTGCTTCTCGATCGCGAGTTCCGCGTGATTGGCAACTTGTCGACGCTGGCTAATTGGGACACCAACAATCGCGCGAGCATCACCACGAACTTCAAGTGGGACAACGGCTCGACGAAGAACCCACGCCGCGATATTCAGGCCCGCGTCAAAGCGAGCGCGCAGACGATCACGGACATCTACATCAATCCCGATGTGGCTTTCTGGCTCCTGAGCGATGCTGAAATGCGCGCCTACATGCGCCAAATGCTCGGCGACAATGCGCCCACCGCTTCGATCGCGGCGGCCGCGCAAACCGGCCAGGTCGGTATCCAGTCGTTCGAGGTTCCGGGCATGCCGCCCTTTACCATCCTGCCGGCGAAGGCGATCAACGGCTCGGGCGTGCTCGACTGGGTGTTGCAGGACGACGTCCTGCTGCTCACCAATCAGCCTGGCATCCCGACCGACGGCAACCGCGTCGCGTCGTCCTGGACGTTCCGTCACCAAGGGCGCAGCGGGACGGGAATCCAAACGAACGAGTACATCCCGCAAGGTCGCGGCATCAACAGCGGCACCATGTTGGAGGCCGGCTTCAATGACGCCGACATCATGGGCAGCGCTATCGCGGGCGGCCTGATCAAAGACGTGCTGAGCTGAGCTAAGCTCAGCGCGTGGCTGGAAAAAAATTCGTTCCCTCCGGAGCTGGCGCGGTCGCGAAAGATCAGCTGGCTCCACCGTTTCAACCCTTGGAAAGTCAAGCTCCTATGGCCGATCAGAATACGACCCCCACGCCTCCCGGTTCCGCGTCTTCTGCTGCAGTGACGACGCCCGTCGACGCAGGTTCGACGAAAGTGTCCGCGCCGGCCGCGCCCGATCCGCAAATCGCTGTGCTCAAGCAGAAGGTGAACGAGCTCACCACGTTGCTCGAAGTCGGCGACAAGGAATCGGCGGCGCTGAAGAGCGAGAACGCCGGGCTCAAGCTGGCCGCGCAGAATCGCAGCCAGCTCGACTCGACGAACAATCAACAGCTCGCCAGCGTGAACGCCGAGAATGGCCAGCTCAAGGGGCAGATCGCCGAGCTCTCCGACAAGGTGATCAACCTGCAGAAAGACGTCGCCGATCGCGAGACCGAGATCAAGCGGCTCAATACGGTGCTGGGCGCGAGCAAGTTGAACGGGACCAAGCTCCCGCCGAACATGTACGCGCTCTGCGAAAGCGTAGTGACGACGGTTCTCGTCGAGAACGCACCGAAGCCGGGCGACTTGCGCAAGGACGACGTCGTGTTCGTCGGCACCGATGCGGAATACAAGCGCGCTCAGGTGCAGCTGCCCAATGTCCGCGTGTTCCGCGTCGACCAAAACTGCGTCGACGAACTGCGATCGCTCGGGCATCTGTACGCCTGAGCGACTAAGCTCGGGCCATGGCTGGCGCGATCGACATTGGTCTGGACGACTTGTATCGGGTCTACAATCCCGAAACGGTCCGTTCCATTTTCTGCGATGACGGCTCGGGACGACCGAGCAATCGACTCGAAGAGGCCATCGCGATCGCGCGCCGGCTCGGAGACGCTCAGTTACTGAAGGCCTGGAACCTTGCGCAGATCGAAACGCTGATCGTCGAAGATGCGGCGATCCGCGCGCTCATGTGTCGCTTGATCATCGCCGAGGGAGGCCAGGGCAAACTCGAATGGTCCGGCGACCCGACACAGAACCCTTTCGATCTGCTCGAGAAAAAGGTCCTGGCTCAGCTCGGCGCGATCGCGCTGGGTCAGCTGCGCAGCGCTGGCGAGAGCGTTGCCGGCGCGAACCCGAACATCGCTGGTGACGTATCGACGACGTGCCCGAAGCGCATGTTCGCTCCGACTCGAGAGCAGCCGCGCCGCAGGGGCTACTGATGGCCGGTGAGTTCTCGGTCAAGGTCGAGCAGGACGGCTCGATCACGACGTTGCTTCTCTCCTACAGCTCGAAGGCGCAGGCGATCGACAAGTTCACTCCGATCGCCGCGAAGCTCCTTCACGCTGCCGTGCTCGACGTGTTCGAAGCCGAGGGCCCGGGATGGGCGCCGCTCACTGCCGCGACGCTCGCCAATCGAAGAGGCGGCGCAGGAAAGATCCTGCAGGACACCGGGGTCATGGCGGGCACGCTCGGCGAGCTCCACGGGGCCGACTACGCCGAAGTAGAAGCGGCCGCCGCGTACGCTATTTTCCACGTGAGCAAGCTCCCGCGGAAGATGAAAGCCGACGGCTCCCCTCGCCTTCCGATGCGCGATTTCTTCAATCTGGGCCCGTACGAAGAGCCGTTGCTCGAAGACATCGGCGAGCTGATCGCAAACCAAGTCGCGGGCGCATGACGGTCACCGTAAGCAATCCTTCGATCGTCGATCTGAGCCGCGCGCTTGAGGCGGTGTTTCAGCGCGTCATGGGCAATTTCGGCACGGGCCAGTTGCTCGTGAAGACCGCCGTCGATCCGGTCTCTGGTTTGCCCGGTCCGGACGTCGTTCTCCCGCGCGGCGCCTTCGCTATTCCGGTCCTGGATGGCGGCGAAGTCGAGAACGCGATCGTTTACGTGAAGCGCAATCCAGCGACCTACATCGAGCCAGCAAAGGGGCTCGGGGGTTCGGGCGGTGATTGGACGATCACGGCCGCCGGCACGCTAGTCGACGTCGAAACGCTCCAGGGCGGCGAGCAGGTCAATCAGGTTGCCGGTGTGCGTTACCGATGGGATGCGCCGCGACCTGGAATCGAGGCGACGAGCGTATTGCAGACTGACGTAACGGGCGGCGATTTCGCATCGAATCGCGTGAAGCTCGTGCGCCAGCTGCGCACGATGAAAAGCGCGGATCAGGTCGCGCTGATTACCGGGAAAGTGAGCTCGTATCCCGCGCTCGTGCTCGGTTGGGGAGGCATGTCTCCCACCGACGGCCCAATGCAGACCAAGCCAGGGCCGCGCACCGCTCGCGCGAATCAGGTCTCGATGCTTTACCGCATCACGTGGAAGCTCTTCGTGCTCTCGAGCACGCTCGAGAGCGACACTCGGCGTTTGCGCCAGGGAATGACGCTCGTTAGTGACCTGCTCGAGATCTTGGCCGACTGCGAATCAGCGCGCGAACTGCGCGTGAGCACCTCTCCGGGCATCGAGATCTTGAATGCTCAGCCGTTCGAGACCAATCCGCGCGTAAACGTCGACACGATCGAATTTGCGACGAGCACGGCGCTTCAGCGGCGCGTTCAGCCCGAGGTGTTTTCGCCGTGGCTCACCAGTCATTTCACCAATGAAATGGGCGATCAAAATCGCGCGCCCGCGATCAAGATGCCTGACCAGAAAACCGGCATACCCGACGACGGTGTGTGAGCCGCGGGTCATGCTCGGTCGCGCGAGCTAGCTTGGTCTTCTCAAAATGGCTGAGCAAAAATTCGCACTCTTCGTGAGCGCGGCCAAGGGACACCTCGTTTCGCGTCCCGATGGCGGCGGACGTGAGTATTTCGGCGCGACCGTAACGCCCGCCGAGCAGCGCACGTCGGGCGCCGAGCCCGTCGTTTGGGACGAAGAGCGGGTGTTTCCCATTCTTCCCGCCGTCGCCGAGCGACACTCGCGCGAGTTCTCGCGCTGGTTCCGCACTGGCGCGCTCTCGAAGCGCACCGAAGAGGACTGGAAAAAGTGGGTCGTGGCCGATGCGAAGCGCGAAGAAGAGCGCGACATCGAGCTTAAGAAAGCCGCGGACGAAGCCAAGAAAGCCGCCGACGCCGCGAAGACGCAAACCCCCGACGCGCAAGCGGCGGCGACTGAGGAAAGTTCCGAGCAATGAGCGATCTCGCCGTCGATCCGAGCACGAAGGTTCCGGGCTGCTACCTCGCCGTACAACTGCTGCGCGGCGCGAGCTCACCGGGAGCTCAGGGCTTGCGCCTGCTGCTCTTGAGCCCGCCTCAATCGGGCATCGGTGATCTCACGCTCGACACCGACATTCGACAGGTGTTCTCGAAAGAGGACATCCAGCAAGCGCAGGGGCGAAGCCTCGCCTACTTTGCGTTTCAGGCCATCTTCGCGAACGACCCGAATGCGCTCGTCGAGCTGATCTCGGTCACCGAATCAGCGGGCGCTGCCGCTTCCGGAACGCTGACTTTCGGCGGCGCTCCGACTGCGGATGAGACATGGGAAGTCACGATCTCGGGCATTCCGTTTCAGGTCTCGCGGCGCGTCGGCGACGCGGTGACGGCTGGCCGCGACGCTTGCGTGATCGCAGGAAATAAGAACGTCACGAAGTTCTTCGCCGTGCTCAGCGCGGGCTCTGGCGGCGTCGTGAACATCACGGCGAACAGCAAGGGGCCAGCCGGCAACGACGTGAAGATCAGCGTCAAGCGCATCGCGGGCGCGGGCGGCACGCTGGTCACGAGCGGCGTGGCACTCTCTGGCGGAACGACTGAGCCCGACTTCACGGCCGCGCTGGGTACGGCTCTGCAGAAAGAGTACGACTACATTATTCCGTGCATTTCGAACGCGGAAGCGGTCGGCACCGGCACGAACAACGTCTCGCGTCTGATGGCTCAGATCGATTCGGTCGTTACGGGCCGCCTTGCGAAGCTTCAGCAGGCCGTGATCGGCGTCTCGAGCACGCTCACCGCTGCAGCGACGGGCGCGATCGCGCGCGATCACACGAATCTGGAAGTCGTGGCGAGCGAGAATGCGCGCGACCTTCCGTGCGAGATCGCGGGAGCTGAAGCGGGCGACCGCATGCGTCGTCGCCGCCAGTCGTCGAACAGCAACCGCGTTCTGCAGCCGCTGCAGTACTTGCGCGGCTCGGCTACTCCGAACCTGGATCAGCCGAGCGACACCGAAGCTCAGGTCGCGCTCACCTCGGGCGTTTCTCCGATCGGGTACACGGCCAACAATCAGCCGATGATCATCCGCTCGATCACGAGCCATTCACTCGACACGAACGGCAACCCCGACGATCGCTGCTTCGACACGAACGAAGTGGACGCGCTCTACGACTACGCGAAAGACGCGCGGACGTTCCTCCCTCAGGAATTTCAGAACCCGGGGGAGCAGGTCAAGATCGCCAAAGACCGCGCGCCCGGGGACGAAGAGCTCCCGGCTGGCGTCGTCGAAGAACGCGACATTCGCGCGGCGTGGGCGGCGCGAACGCTCGACGTATGGGTGCCAAACGGCACGATCGACGGCGTGAAGTTCCAAGCCGCGGTGGCGGCGGGAACGTACCGCGGCACGCAAAACAACTCCGACCTGACGCAATTCGATCTCTTCGTTCCTGTCGTCTGTTTCAAGATCCTCGCCAAGATTGGCGTCCTGATCGCGAAGGTGGGCTGATCCATGTCTGATGACGATGATTTCAAGGACTACCCAAAAGCCCGCCTGGCGGTGGGCCCGGGCGATCTGATCGACGTGTACGACGTCAGCATGACGTGGGAAGACGGCGAGAAAATCGTCGCGACGCTCCGCGCCAATCCGTCGGGCTCAGTCGTCGGCACGAAGTCGGGACTGATGGCCTTCAAGAGCTCGATCAGCTCGGCTGGCTTCGAGCGCGACTTCCTCGGACCCTACGAGAAGCGCCAAGTGATGCGCCTTCGCCTGAAGCTGCCGGCCAAGGTGATCACGCTCGTGGGGCGCTACACGAAGCCGGCTATCACGAGCAACGTGGACAACTTCATCGACTTTTCGATCAGCTGTCTCGGTCGTGGTAGAGCTGTCGACGCATGACAGCACCCGAGATCGACACCCCATTCGCATTGCTCGACGTAATCGAGCACGCATCCGGACGGCTCCTTTTCAAGGCTTCCCTTCGACGCAAGAGCGGCGGCGGGAAAGTGAAAGAGGAGCCGTGTCGCGTTTGCGTTCCGACACCCGATGACAGCGTGAACGCGCGGATCGGGGCGGCCATGTTCTTCAAGAAGAATCCGGCACTCGATCGCAAGGTCGACGCTGATCTGTTCGAGCAAGTCGAGCAAATGGAATTGCTCGCGATCGCGATTCGCGCGGACGATGGCGTCGACTATCCGCAGATGATGGATCGCGCCGAGCTCGCCAAGTACGACGAAGCTTCGCTCCACGATATCCAAGAGCGGATCAATATCTACAAGCTCTTGGTCGACTGCAGAGCGTCGGAACTTTCTCAAGAGCAAGTCATCCGAACAACGCTGAGCATGCACCGGGGGAAAACCATCGCCCCTTTAGCCGATATGGCTGGGCCCGCGCAGCTCAGCTATTTGCTTGGTTTGGTCGGCCTAGCCGTGAGCTCTCCGGCGGTGCTCTCCTATCTTCGTGCTTCCGAGAGCTCGACGCCGGAACCCTGACGCTCGACGAGCTGCGCGATATATTGGCGGGCCGCGCTGGCACTCCGGAAGGAAGCGAGCGCCACGGGAAGGTAGCGGCG